TGTGTTAGTGACTGGCGGTGCATTTGGATCAACTTCTTTAGCAGCTGCCTTTACCCTGTTGGCAATAGAGCCATATGCGGCAAAGGGAGCGCCCAGGGCAAACGTAGCGGCACCTATGAAGGCACCTTCTGTGCCAGCGTTTTTTAAAACCTCAACTGCCGATTCTTTATTGTAACCCTGTAGCTCTTGTAGTCCTTCAAGGCCTAGGGAGGCAATAGTGCCACCAGCGCCAGCAGCAGCAGACCTAGCTCCCAACCCTAATAAAAAACTACCGGGTACAGGTATGGCCAGTTCAGCTGCCAAAGCCGTAGCACCTATGGCTATCTCCCTAGTAGCATCAGCGGTGAGATCATATATGTCTGTGCTTGTGCCGTCTAAGAATACCTTGCGGTCATCTGTGGGTTCAATGCCTAGGTTCTTGAGACCTTGGGGAGTAACAAATGGTTTCCTAGTTGTAGAGTCAATGCCCCAATTACCTGGACCTACTTGATCATCAAATACAGCTTTTATTTCTTTAGGATTCCCAGCAGTAAGCGCCTCTTGAAATCTTAGGTTAAGATCAGGCACACCGTCTCTGATGTTGTACTCGCGTTCAATGTCTGGCAAAGCCCCAAGACCAGCCATTTTTTCTGGCAAGGCTTTTATTAAGGCAGATGTAATTTCATCATCAGACATATTATCCATACCGGGAACTTTAACAATAGAGCCATCGGTAAGAGTAACTGTATCTTGCATTTCAGACATTATTTTTGCCCTTAGTTATTTCTATCAAAGTATTTTGTTGGAAGAGACATAGGGTTTTTGTCTGTACTGGTATGAAGTCCATAAGCTTTTAGTCTAGCTGTTGTGTTAAACGAATCTCGTTCAGCGTCTCGCATCAGGCTATCTACTGAATCTAATATTTGATCTGATGTCGTAAACAAACTAGGAGAAGCTAAAATTTTATTTAAAATTTCTTCTAATTCTTGTCTGCTGGCTTCTCTACCAAATGTTTTAGATTTTAACACTTCTCCTTTTAGTTTGGCTACATTTTTTGTTACATCATCTGATGTAAATACTCCGGGACTTATGCCAAAAGCAGCTGCTATTGCCCTTACTGCTTGTGAAGCTTCTCCCGGTCCTCCAGTTGCAAACGGGCTTTTTATCAACGCTGCTTTAATTTTATTACCTACTAAAGATATACGCCTAGAAGATTCTATCCTATCGTACATTTTATTAACTTCACCAGTAAGCTTAGGCATTTTAGAAGGATCAGGCATTAGTGCCTTTATCCGGTCTGTCTCAGCTTTGAATCCCTCTAGTCCAGCTGTCTGTTGTGCGGCTCTGGTGGCAGCTTGCGCTGTACGGTCAGCGGCGGCAGCGTTGACAAAATTGGTCAAGGGTGTTTGCCCTGGTCCCATTGGTGCGACAAACTCTGGCCGTGCTAAGACCCTGAACAACCCTTTGAAATCAACATTGCCTAGCAGTCCTGATATCATATCAGATGCTTCGTTAATTAAGCCTTCTTGTTTTTGGGACTGTGCTAAATCTCCACCATGTTTATAACCGAGAAGAGTATCACGTTTAACAGCGTCAGCGGCTGCCTTTGCTGGGTCTGTTGCATTTCTTCCCAGTAGTGATAAAACAATATTGTCAGCGTCTATTTCTTCTCCAATATTTTCCACAGGCGGGAAGTTTATTCCTGTATTGGGGTTTATAGAAGACTCAACTTTGTCATTTGGACCCATCAGGGGTTGTGCTGGTACAGTACGAACTTCAAAGTTTTTGGGCCGAATTTCTATAGACGTGGGAATGTTTTTCTGCTGGGGTTTCTGTAGGAGTTTCTTCTCTTGTTCTTTTTTATATGCTCTATAGATAGCATCTGCCTTTTCTAAAGGATCAAACCCACCTTCCCGCTGCATAGCAGGAGCAGCTTCTATTGCTTTACCCATGCTCCTAATAAAATTTTGTACTTTTTCTCTCTGTGTCTCAGCCATCATTATCTCCTAAATCAAAGACCGTATTGAGGGTTTGCGTATACTTGATCCAAATACGTTACTCAACAATCCAGACACCATCTTTTGAAACTCTACTGATCCTTGAGGAGTGTAGTACTTAGGGGCTGCATATGGGCTTTCCATTTGACGAAAACCTCTGGCACCCGTCACGCCTTCGGCGCTGGCACCTTTCAAACTTCCGCTGCTTCCCAATGCTTGAGGCCCAGAACCTGTACCACCCGGTAAATCTTTTAGCTTGTCAAAATCAAGATTATTTAAAAAATCTGAAAAGTTTGACTCTAAAGGTGTAGCACCGTCACGGGTAGGGTTACTGACATCGAGGAGATCGTCATCCATTTCAGGATCACCACCCTCGGTAATAGACGAGCCAATGTTTAATTCACCGCCGCCAGAATCAGCTTCCCTGTTCATTTCCAGAATAGCACTGACATCATCACCTACTAGGTCATAATCTTCACTTAGCACCATATCAGCTGTTGATGGATCAAACTTAGTATCAAAACCTGTACCCGTACCGCCTAACTTGCTAGTCATGTCTAAGCTCCAATCGCAGCATAGTTGACTCTCAAGTAACCATCACTGCCCCTGATGACAGCCTCTGGCATAATGTGCTGTACTTCGTCTGCAATGACACCATACTCAGGTTGGTTGTTGACAATCTTCTTAGCCTCGTCTGTCCACTTCCAAGTGTAGAGCTTAATACCATTGTCAAGTTTACCAACTTGTTTAATGTTAGTTTTAAGTCTAATGTCACTTGCTGCTGCAAAAGGAGCAGCTGCTGCCGCTGCGCTTGCAATCTGCTGGAACGGACTTGGCCCACCTGCAAATGCTTGCGAGGTAAACCCAGAGCTTTGGTTTTGGAAAGTTGTTGAAGTACCAAGACCAGCCAATCCACCTAAAAGGTTAGTCAGGTTGACCATCTGTTCTCTCTGTGCTTCCTGTGGCTGTTGTGTCAACCTAGCTTGGTCTGCCAATCTTGCAGCTTCTCTGCTTTCAAGGTCTCTACCCAAAGCTTCCTGCAACGATGGTTGTGCCAATTGTGCCTGTAGTTGCTGCTGGGCAAACCCTGGCGCTCTATCAGCGGCACCTATGCGTCTTTGCTCTGCTCGACCAAGTGACGCTGCCAATTGCTGTTGCACAAGCTCTTCTCTGTTTCTTGCTTGGTTCTGTTGTAGCTCTTCAAGGGCTGTACTGCCCATACCAAACTGTCCCGCTTGTATGGCTTGCTGCTGGGCAAGAAGCTTATCGCGCTCTGTCAACCTACGGGCTTGGTCTGCAATAGTACCTGTTTCAGCCAAGAACAAAGAGTCTTGACTAGGGTCTGCCAATCCTCTGGCTAGATCAGCTTGGTACAGCTGTTGAAAATCCGGAGCAAATCCTGCTGCCGTTTGACCAAGATTGGCAAAGCCCTGCCTAGCTGCTAAAGTTTCAGCAGTGTCCTGTGGAACCAAAGACTGTTGAAACAATACAGGATCAGTTGTAAACTGTTCCTCTATTCTGGGAAGCAATCGTTCAATAAAAGGCTCTACCGGAGCGTATGGCTTAACTTCTCCGGTGCCACTGGATTGAGACTGTTGAGGTAGTTGGACAACAGTTGGAGGAGGACTACTAAATACACTGCCCATCTTATAATCTCTTTCTTAAAGTTACTGTTTTAAACTCATATCCTAAAGGAGCCATTACTTTTTCCCAGCCTCTTCGACCTGTCATTTCCCAAAACTCATATCCCAAGTCTTTATAATATTCTTCAATTTTAGGAGTAGCGTTTTTAAAATCAAACTCTCCGCTAATCCCTTCTGTCAATATGCCTATGCTTTGAGGATAGTGAGCAAAACCTATTATAAAACATCCTTTAATCTTTTTATCTTTGTCGTAGGCAATCCATAAGTCGCTTGTTCCCTTAACAACTCGTTTAACCAAATCATTAGCATTGAAAATATCAGAACATAGACTACGCTGTACTGTTTTCTCGAAATAGTCATAACATTTAGACAGCTTTGAAAATAAAGAGTTATGTTTGTAATTTACAAATTTATAATTTAACCCACGCTCCAGCGGAATTTCTAAAATAAATTCCTTCTCCTGATCCAGGATTCCATGTACTTCCGTCAGCATATCTAATATCGCCTTGTTGTGGTTTATCAGGCTCTACATAAATTACGTCTAAATGCCCATCTCTTAAAAGGTCTACGACAACCTTAATCTGCAAAAACATCTCGTCTACAAACTTCGGAATGTCTTCTAAATCTTGAGGGCAAGTTGAAGGATCAAACCTTAAAAACTCCGTCATCTCTTTGACACCACCTCTGCCTCTATAGCCATTCCAGATAGCTCAAACTGTGTATCAGCACTACTTTCTATTTTAATAGCAATGTACCTACCCTTAACTCTACAGTCTACTTTAAAGTCTGAACCTATTTCAAAGGACACTGGATCATTATAGGACACACCTTGAAACGGTTGTAACTCAGAGCCAACACTTATGTTGACACTTCCTGTGCCTTCTATTCTGGGAAACACCTTAGTAACAGATTTAACAGCATCTGTACGACCGGAATGTAAACCAATGCGTTCCAACTTTGTTAAAAAGCTAGTTCCGTCAAATGTAGTTGAAGAGTCTGCTAGGTAAAACTTAGTATCGTTTGTACCGCACATCAGTAACGAATTGATAACAGGATTGTATGGTGCTTGCGCCCAGTTGAGAGTAGACTTTTCCCAAGTTGATGTAGACGCTGTCCAAGTGTTAGCCAAAACAGGATTTACAACACCTTTGGCAATGTAGTTGACATTTGGTAAATC